TCAAATGCGCGCTGTTCCACAGTTGTTTAGATATGTCGTTTGGTGATTTGTTGATTTCGTCCGTCGTGTAGCGGTCGAACTCACGTAAGAGTTTCAGCGCGTCGCTGTCTTGCTGTACGGGGCTGCAAACGCGGTTTTGCTGCGCACCCATAGCCACAGCCGCAAGCCCGCCAAAGAAGCGCACAAGGCTGTCAGGCGGCGGCGCGAAGGCGTTGGGGTTTGTGTCAGGGCGCGGGCCGGTGTATTCAAAGATTGAGAACCGGGGCAACAGACCTTCCGCAATAATGCCCGAGTCCAAACCCTCGTAAAACTTTTCGGGGTTCGACTCGCCGAAGATCGTAACGTTGGGCGCTTGAATCGCCTTCGTATTCTTTTCGCTCTCTGAATAAACAGACGAGCGGAGAACCTTGCTGAAGCCGCTCTTGGCGTAAATATCCAAGAGGACTTTTTTAAGCATAATTTGCGCGCCGTTGGCGTTCGGCGAACACATGGCGTTCAGCGTCAAACCGAACTCGCCAAGGACTGAAACAAAACAAGGGTTCTTGTCCAAAACCCGAACCAACGCTTGACCGGACGCGAACGCACCGGGGCCAACAAACTCGTCAATCATGGGGACGGTTGCGCGAGCGGCTGAAACCATAGCGTCAATGCCAGTCGCTGCGCCTTCCTTGCCGCTGCCAGTCTTTGCGAGAACCAAGAGGTATTGGTTTAGCCCGGTGCCCGAGATATTGAACGAGCGACCCACGACGCCGGCCGTAAGGGCGAGCGATGCACACAGCGCGATTTCAGGGACGGGGCGGATTGCGGAGCTGTGAATGTAGCTTGCTAGCTCCCCGACAAAGCCCGGCGGGAGGTCGGCAGTTGGAACGTTTGAACTAGCTTCTCCCTCAATTCCGCAATCTCTTTCCTCCGTTGTTTGATTCTCTGTTGAGCCGGGCGAATAAATTTCAAGTCCAACCGTTGCAGGCTCTTCAAGTGCCCTAGTTGGTTCGCTATTTCTATTTGTTGTTTGGTTAAGTGCATAAGTGGGGATTGGTGGCTTGGCTGTGGTCGCAACGTTGGGCACAAGGGCCGATCCGCGCGCCAACAGGGCAGAGAAATCAACGGGTGGGGGAGTCTTGGCCCGAATCTTGGTAAGCGCGTAATTTAGGTAACGGTCGTTCTTCGTTGCCTTCTCACGCTGCCCCAGGGCTGACCAGCGGAACACGCGCCGGACTTGCTCATTGTCGGGCGAGTAGAACCCGAGCATGGACAGCAACGCAAAGTCCGCTTCGCTCTGTGAAGGCCACTCGGGGACGCCCTGCCATTCGCCTCGCCACAGCTTCAAGAACTTTTCGCAGTTCGCCGCCGTGCTCGCCATTTGAAACAAATCGTCATCGGTCAAATGACTTTCGACCTGTTGCAGCTCCGCGACCGGCAACGCGCCTTGGCTCATTTCGTCGAACAGCATCGTCAAAAGCGGCTGTTGTTCGGTAATGGGGAGGTTTTTAATTATGTTCCCCGTACAAATCATGTAACGGGAATCCGAATACACTTCTACTTTGTCGCGGCGCACACCATGCGGAACGCTGCCCCTGCAAATAATGTGAACGCCTGTGCCGCTCTGTGAGAGTTCGGCGTAAGCTTCAAATGCCCCCAAAATGCGTGTGTGTCGTTCGCCGATGCGTGCGACCTGTTCAGCGTCCGGGTTCGGAACAATGACGCCGTCAACTTTGATCGTCGCGGGGTCGTCTAGGTCAACGATGCAATACGGATCGGACGCAGAGAGAACAAAACCAATGTGGCTATATCCGGCGTTTTTTGCTTCTTCAAATGTCCCCCAGGTTGCGGGGTCCGTGACGCTAGCGGGCTGACCCGTTCGCGGGTTTAGAGGGTGCTTGTTGGTTCCGGCCGCTACCCACTGATTTAGGGCGCGCAGCTCGTGCGGGATGTTCTGTAATATCACAGCGAAATTTTTTCACCGCTCAGTTTTTCAAAAAGGAATTGAACCCGGTTGACGCCGGGGTTCGGGATTTTGCCCGCGCTGAATTTACGCAACCAATAGAAAGGTACACCCGTTTTTTGTGAAACCGCTAGAAGCCCGCGCGGCTCATTGTTTATTAAGCGAAGGGTCTCTTTCACGAGAGAACCCGGATTGTCGCAAGGTGTAATTGGCATTTGAATACAGATTGAATTTGAAAATTTGTGGGGCGTGTTCGTGGTATCAGGGAAACCCCGATACACGGCAAGATAAAATTAGGTGGAGAAAATAAGATTTCTACGATTTTCCCTTGACGCTATCAGGCGAACCCCGATACACCCGATTCGCTATGAAACAACCAACAACCCCGTCAGCGGGTAAAGCTGCCAGCGTTGGGCCGGCTCTGTCGGCAGACGCAAAAGCGAAAATTACCGAGTGGTCCCAAATTTCCGAATGGCTGAAAAAGGGAAAAGCTCGTGAGATGGAACTACGGAAGGAACTCGTTTCTCTGTTCGTCAAGAAACCAGTTGAAGGAACCAACAACGTGCAAGGCGAAGGTTACGCGGTGAAGGTTAGCCACAAAATCACCCGCACGCTTGACGAGGCTGCACTTGACGCCGTCATGCCGCAGTTGCCCGAGGACTTCCGCGTTATCGGCAACCTGATTTCTTACAAACCGTCGTTCAGCTTGGACGTTTACCGCGCAATGTCGGACGAGAACAAAAAGATTTTTGAACAGGCGTTGACGATCAAAGACGGATCGCCCGAGTTGGAAATTATTTTCCGCGAAGAAGCGCCGGCCGAAACCGCCCCGTCAACCGGTGGCGTCGATTTCAAGAAACTTGCAGCCAAAGCCCGCAAAGAGCGCGCTGCAAAAGAAAACAAACCCGCTCCCGCCGCGAAGCCGGCCAAGAGCAAAAAGAAATAACTTTACGGGGTTCCGGTCTGCGGATCGGGGGCGAGCTGGACGCCGGGGGTGAACGAACACCCCAACCCCTCCAACTTTCAAAACGTATTCAATGAAAACATACAAAGACCTTGTGAAGCGTGCGCAGGAAATTCTTTCTGCTCATTGCGCGGACAACAACACACCCGCCAACGTATTAAACGAACAGACCTTGACCGAGCTGTTGGGTTTGTTCGACGGCCCCGAGCAACGCAGCGTTGAAGCCGCAGGCGAACGCCTGACGTTGAACGAACTTCAAGAGCTGTCGTCCCGCACGCTCCCCACCGAAGGCAAACAACATTGGTTCGGTCTGTGCCTGGGCACCCCGAGCGGCCCCGGTTACGACAAGCGCGTTGACCTCGTCCACGCCGCGTTTGGCATGGCCGGCGAAGCGGGCGAGGTCGTGGACCTGATTAAAAAGTCCATGTATTACGGCAAGCCGTTGGACCTCGTGAAGGTCAAAGAGGAAGCCGGGGATTTGCTTTGGTATATCGCCGCCCCGCTGTGCCGCGCGCTCGGTTGCAGCCTTGAAGAACTCGCCGCCTACAATGTGGCCAAGCTGCGCAAGCGTTACCCCGAGAAATACACGGACGGCGCGGCAATCGCTCGCGTTGACGTTGCCACAGACAACCCCGAGCCGTACCCGCCCAAGCCCTCGGTTGCCGTGTGCCCCTCGCAACGGCTCCGCGTCGATATTCCCGATGACGAACGCCGCGCCATCGTCGAAAAGTACAAAGGCCAAATGGTCGATTTCGGGGACGGCTATTACTGGTCCGACGATGACCGCGCTTGGGTGATTTGCCCCGAGCTTTGGCAGTCTGCCGGCGTTGGGAGCGGGGTCTAATTTATGGCAATCGAATATAGTTCTACCTCCCAACTGGAAAACGTCGCGGTCAAGGGCTGCGTTTACGGTCCATCGGGCGCGGGGAAAACCGTTCTCATGCGAACGCTTCCCGGCCGCAAAGTAATCATTGGTTCAGAGCGCGGCGAGTTGTCGCTGTCGCCTGCCAATCAAAACCGAATTTTCGGGGACGTTGAAGACATTCCCATTTTGCGGATCAAAACCGCCGCAGAGCTGCGCGAAGCTTACGAGGTCATTAGCGGGCCGCATGGTGGCGTTTTTGAATCGGTCGGGGTCGATTCGATTTCTGACATTGCCGAATCAATCCTTGGGGAAAAACTCGCGACCTGCAAAGACCCGCGCAAAGCCTACGGCGAGACGCAAGAGGTAGTTGCAAAATACATACGCCTGTTTCGCGACCTCCCCGGCAAACACGTAATGATGACGGCGAAGCAAGACCGCGAATTGGACGCCAACGGCGCGGTTATGTATCAACCTTCAATGCCGGGTAAGACCCTGACGCAGGGTTTGGCCTACTTTTTCGACTACGTTTTTGCGTTGTATATCACGCCCAAAGACAAGGACGGCCGCGTTTGGCGTGTGCTCCGCTGCCAGCCCGACAACCAATTTTCCGCTAAAGACCGATCCGGCGCTTTGGGGGAATTAGAAGAACCCAACCTTAGCAAGATTATCGCGAAGATAAAACAAACCAAATAAACAACCATGTCCGACAAAATCACATCCCTTGGCTTCACATTTGACGCCACTCAAGTTGCCCCGTCCGCCCCAATGGAAGCGGTCCCGGATGGCTGGTATTCCGCCCAAATCACAGGCGGCGAAATCAGCCTGAACGACGGAGGCAACGGCCGCCGGCTGAACCTTGAATGGACCATTACCGAAGGTCAGTTCAAGAACCGCAAGGCGTTCGACGGTTTCAACATCATTCACAGCAACCCCCAGGCGCAGGAAATCGCAGCCCGCGACCTGTCGGCAATCTGTCACGCGACCGGCGTTTTCAACGTCGCGGACGTGAAGCAACTGTTCAACATCCCGCACCAAATCAAACTTGGTACGGAGCCCGAGCGTTACGTTGATTCCGACAACAACGCGGTTCCCGCCGGCACGCCGGGTGCGAAGAAGTACGAAGCGCGCAACAAGTTCAAAGGCGCAAAGGCCGGTTCCGCTCCCGCCAATGTGGCCACAGGCGCGCCCGGTGCCGCTGCGCCCGCCTGGGCTGCAAAGCCCGGTGTTGCGGCCCCTGCCGCCGCTTCCGCCCCCGCAGCCGCGCCAACAACGCCGCCTTGGGGTGCGCAGCCTGCCGCCGCTCCCGCTGCGGTTGCTCCCGCTGCCCCAGCCGCGAGCAAACCGGCCAACAAGCCGAAGCCCGCAAGCAAACCCAAGCCGGCCGCAGCTCCCGCCGTGGAACGCAAGTTCTTCGTTGGAATCGACGCGCCCGAGTTCGGCGCAGCAATCACCGAATCCAAGGTTGCGGAATACCTCGCGCAGGGAATGCCCGCCGCAACGCCAATGTGCTTGGAAGGTGAAGCCGAGTACAAGACCGCAGCCGCTTACGGTATCGGCGCAGCCCCCGCCGCCGTCACCCCGCCGCCAGCCGCTCCCGTGACCCCACCCCCAGCCCCGGCCGCAGCCGCCCCCGCTGGCGGTCAGCCGCCTTGGGCTCGGTAACATAGACGGCCCGCCTCGTTAAACACGGGGCGGGTTCGTTGGGCGGTTGCTCGCGTTCCAACTGGTAAGTTCTTGTTGGTTCTTACGAGTGGTTTAGCAGGTGACCGCCCAACGAACCCGCTTCAAAGGTTCAACAATCAACCAACATGAAATTCGACAGCCAACAAACAACCTCGTCCGACTTGGCAATTAAAATTGCCGTCCTAATCGACCGTGACCCCGTCATGGCCGCGCAAATCAAAAACCACATTTCCGAAGCTCGGCTTATCGAATGTTTGGATTTGAAGAAGCCCGCCCAAGACCTCGCCGAACAGGCGATTATTCAAGACCCGGAACCGCTCGCCGAACTAAAGGAGACGGCCAAAAAGTGACTCCCGCAACTCTCACCCTCGCCGCTATCAATAGCTACATTGAAGCGAAACAAGAAAGTTCGCACCGCTCGCACCTGGGGGCGTCCGTCATCGGCAAAAAATGCGCTCGTGAACTTTGGTATTTGTTTCGTTGGGCTGTTCTGAAAAAACACCCCGCCGCACTCTTGCGCCTGTTTGAACGTGGTCAGTTGGAGGAAGCCCGCTTTGTGGGTTTCCTTCGTTCGATTGGTTGCGAGGTTTGGGAGCACGACGTTACCGCGTTGACTCCCGGCAAACAGTGGCGGATTTCCGACCATGACGGGCACTTTGGCGGATCGTTGGACGGCGTAGCGCGGGGACTTCCCGACCTGCCCCCAGGCACCGCCTTTCTGACCGAGTTCAAAACGCACGGTTCAAAGAGCTTCGCCAAACTCGTTGAAAGCGGGGTCATGGGGTCGAAATGGGAGCACTTCATTCAGATGCAAATTTATATGCACAAAATGGGGCTCCCGGTCGCTCTCTACATGGCGGTAAACAAAGACACGGACGAGTTGCACCTTGAATTGGTTCGGTACGACGCGGAGGTTGCCAAGACCGCCCTTGCGCGGGCCGGGACGATTATTTACGCGAACGAACCGCCCGAACGGATCGGCAACAGCCCCGGCGGCTTCGGCTGCAAATTTTGCGACTGCAACCGCCTTTGCCACTTCGGCGATGTTGTGCCGGATCGCAATTGCCGGACCTGTTCGTTCGCTCGCCCTGGGGCCAACGGCCTTTGGGTCTGCGGTCTTCGCCAGCTCAATCTTGACGATAAGGCGCAGCGCGCGGCGTGCGGCTCGTATCAGGTCAACCCAAAGCTTCAAGGCGTCCAACCGTGACCGGTTTTTTGCACACACTGCAACCGCCAGCCGTCAAGGCTGAACTCGCTTTGCGTTGGTATCAAAGCGAGTGCGTAGCGTCGATTTACGATTACTTTTCGCGCTACACGGGAAACCCGATTGCAGCCCTACCAACAGGAACCGGCAAAAGCATCGTCATTGCCGCGTTTTTGAAACGCATGTTTCGCGAGTGGCCCGCGTCCCGCGTTATCATGGCCACCCATGTAAAGGAACTAATCGCCCAAAATTTCGCGGAGCTGTTGGAATTGTGGCCAACCGCGCCCGCTGGCATTTTCTCCGCAGGGCTCAACCGCAAAGAGGTTCGCCCCATCGTTTTCGCCGGCATCAAATCGGTTGTTGGGAAGGGCTCGTTGTTCGGGCATATCGACATTGTTTTAATTGACGAGTGCCACCTTGTCAGCCCGCAAGACGATACTGATTACGAGACGTTTATTGCCGAGCTGCGGGCGATTAACCCCAAGGTCAAAGTCGTTGGGCTGACCGCGACGCCGTACCGCCTGGGGCAAGGGTTGTTGACCGAACCAACCGAGCGGGACGGCAAAGTTAAACCCGCGCTGTTCACCGATATTTGTTACGACATTACCGGCTTGGAGTCGTTCAACCGTCTCATTGCCGAGGGTTATTTGTGCAACCTGATACCGAAACAAACCGGCACGAAAATCGACGTTTCCGGGGTCAAGATTATCGGCGGGGACTTCGCCCAAGGTCAGTTGCAAGCGGCCGTTGACAAGGACGAAATCACTTACGCTTGTATTCAAGAAACCATACAACTTGCCCACGACCGCAAGCATTGGTTGGTGTTTACCACAGGCGTCCGGCACTGCGAACACGTCGCTTCAATGTTGGATTCCTGCGGGGTCAACGCGGTTGCAGTCCACTCCAAGACGCCCGGCGCAGTCCGCGACAAGGCCGTTTGCGACTTCAAAGCCGGCCGGGTGCAAGCCCTCGTCAACCCGGTTTTGTTTACGACCGGCTTCAACTTCAAGGCGATTGACTGCATTGTTGATTTAGCCCCCACCTCGTCAGCCTCGCGCCATGTTCAGAAGTACGGCCGGGGAACCCGCGTTGAAATTGGCAAAACCGATTGTTTGGTTTTGGACTTCGCCGGCAACACCCGCCGCAACGGTCCGATCAATGACCCGGTAATTCCGAAGCGCCGCCGTAAAAAGGGCGAGGGGTTGGAGGAAGAGCGCGGCGCGCCTGTCCGCCTCTGCGTCCACTGCGCAACATGGAATCATGCCCGCGCGCAAATCTGCATTAAGTGCGGGGAAGAGTTTCCGCCTCCCGAGGTGAACCTTGAAGCCGAAGCGTCAACGGACGCGCTCATTGTTGGCTCTGCGCCGTTGGTTGAGATTTTCAAAGTCGATTCAGTGAACTATCGCCGGCACACGCCCCACCATTTGAGCGGCAAGCCCGAGTCGCTGAAAGTTGAATACTTCGCCGGGCTCCGCTGTTTCTCTGAATGGATTTGCTTGGAACATGAGGGCTACGCGGCGAAGAAGGCGCGCGATTGGTGGCGTAACGCTGCGGACGACTTGGACACAGAACCGCCCGACACAATTAGCGCCGCGTTGGCTTGCTTGGAGGTCTTGCAACGGCCGTCGCACATTCGCGTTTGGGTCAACTGCAAACAGCCCAAAATCATGGCTTACGACTATTCCGGCACGGCCTTTGGAACCCTCGTTCCCGTTCACGCCTAAACAAATTTCCCGCGTCAGCATCAACCCAAAATCAAACGTCCATGAAAAAACAAACAAAGAAGCCGGCCAAAAAAGCCGTCAATAAACCCGCTCCAAAGACGAGCCCGAAAAAGGTTGTTTCAAAACCAGCCCCCAAGGCCAAAGCCAAAACAAAGCCCGCCGTCGTCAAGCCGTTGGTTGCGGTCAAGCCCGCTGCGCCTGTGGTCATCAAACCCGAGGTAAAGCCACCCGTCGCGAAACCAGTTGTTGCAACCAAGCCGCCGGTTGTTGTGACCCCGGCCCCGAAACCGGTCGTTCCCGCGAAGCCTGTTGTTGCTGTCAAACCCACGGGTAAGGCAGTTCCGCAAACCCCGACCTTGCTCGTGGGTGCCAAGAAGCCGGCCGTTGTAATCCCGATTGCTGGCGGCAAGCCAATTGTCGTCCCTTCGCCCAAGATTCAGCAAAACGGCATTACCCGCCCAAGACCCACGGACACGGACGGCAAACCGAAAATCACCCATCGCGTTTGGAAGATCGCGGACGAGATTTCAGCCAAGAAAGCCCAACTTGCGGCCGAAGAATCGAAACAAACCGGCGTTGTCGTCAAAGCCAAGCCCGCGACCCGACAAGAGGTGTTAGTTGCTTGCTCTGCCGAACAAATTGGTTACTCCAATTTTTCAAATCATTTCTACCGCTGGCGGAAATTCAACGGGCTGTTCGGTCGCATCAAAAAAGACGGCACCAAGGCCGCTTGCACTGGCGGGCCGCGCAAATACACGGGGTTCACTGAAAAACCGAAGCCCGCGCCGAAGCCCCCCTTGACCACAATCCCGGCCCTTCCGCCTATCCCCAGCAAGAAACCCACAGCGAAGCCGCTGTTGTCAAAGCCGGTTGGTGGCGCTGCCGCTAATCCTGTCGGCAACCCCGGCGTCGCTCCCTTCATTCCGAAACCGGCCGTTGTGGTCAAACCGTCCCAAGGCGTCCTTCCGTTCGCCGTCACAAAGTAACTGTTTGTTTAACTATGCCCCGGCGGTCGCTGACTGACCGGGGCTTTTTCACCATGCTTGACGCCCTGCAACTCGTCCTTCCCCAGGTTGGCGCGAAAAAACTAAGTCAATATTTCGTCATTCGCGGCCGTACAGTCTCCGCGTTTAATGGCGACGTAGCGACAACGCCAATACAGTGCGACCTTGAATTT